TAAGGGCCTGTTGTAAGGATGTGTTGCGGTTGGTATCCGCCGCGCCGAAAAGGGACTGGGCAGAACCAGCGGACTCACGCGCCAGACGCTCGAACAACGCGCGGTCCTGCGCGTTCTGATCGACCTGCATACGCTGCGCGGACGTGTCCTTGCCGCCGAAAATTGATTTAACTAAGCTGCCCATTGCTTCTCTCCAATTTCAGGCCGAGTGATGCCCAAAATCCATTGATCGTAGATCGCGCCGCCTTTGAGATAGCTTTGCCGGTTAATGCCCTCTAGCGTGAAGCCGAAGGAAAGCGTGAAGTCGCGCACGTTCGGGTAAAGAACCGGGATAACTGCAATGATTTTGTGAATATCCGGCAAGTTCGCGACGATCCAATCAAGCGCGGCCCTGCCGGTGGCCTTTGAATGCGGCTTGCGGTGTTCTGGCAACACGTTGGCGTGAATCTGCGCCGTGATGCCGTTTATGCGCTCAATCTGATAGATACCCACCTCAGTATCGTCAGACTTCATCAGGAGCCAGATGTTGCGCTCCATGTCGGGCTCGAAATCGTCCGCGCCGTCCTCGGCTATTGTGGCGAAAATCTCGGGCCTTAACAAGAAGGACTTTACCACCTCCGGGTCAGAAACGCGAGTGGCAATCATACCAGTATCCACCCTTGCGAAGCGTCACCAGCAATTGCAGCGTCCCGCTTGATATAAAGGATCGCGCCAGCCGTCCCAGCATCATCCATGTAGAGCGTTTTAATCGGGGCCGTCACAACGCCCTCGGGCGATCCGGCACCAGTCCGAATATCAAGCCTCGATACACCTTGCGTCCACGCGCGGAAAACCTGCGTCATGTTCCCGGTGGCGTCGATGATCGGCTGGCCTTGGTTCGGGGGTGTAATCATCCAACCACGTCTGCCTCAAGCTTGATAAATACCGGCTTCACCGGGTCGGACATTTGAAAGCGGAAAATCTCAAAGCGTTCGGCTTGGCCGTTACGACGCCAGATGACGCGATGGCCGTATTTGCCAATGCGCCCAAGGTTGCGAATGCGGGGGGCGGTCCAGGTCTTGCCGTCCAGCGAACGCAGCATCGTTATCTTGGGTTCTGGTACGTCAGCCGTCCCGACGCCGCTCTCCACCGTCAATTCAATCCAGGGGAACGAAACCGGCTTGGAATTATTGCTGAATGGCATCGTGCTCACGTCGCGGATAATCTCCGTGCCGTAATCGGAATAGGCGTCCGGGGAAAGCTCCCCGATCCTGCCGTCCACATAATCAGCCACAACCGTCCGATTGTAGGCCGTCACAAGCGATTGAACGCGCCAGCGGGAATTGATGATGCCGTCGATGGTCGTCACACGAGAGCGCCGCTCATGCCATTTCTTCGTGCGCGCCTCATAAACGATACAGGTTTCAGGCAGAACCCAGCCCACAAACCGCGCGCCGTCATCGCTGTAGGAAAACCCGTAGACTTGGCTCAATTCTTCGGGCGTCAGGTCTTGCAAAAGTAAGTCAATGCCATCGCTCGAAATCGGCACCATGCGGGAGCCATCAAACGCCATAACCTGCGGGTTCTCGTTTACATCCCCGCCAATGCAATAAAACGTCCCGCGGGCGTTGACGATGGAGAGGGCGGCATCAACCCCGCTGTCCATAACAAAGCCCTGTACGCGCTGGAAAGGAAACTCACTACCCCCTACGTTCTGGAAAGCCTCAATCGTCTGTGACCCGCCAATGAATAGCTGATTGCGGTGGACAATCGGGGCCACGATATTATCCGGGTCAGCTTCTGCCGATCCGAAGTCGAGCGCGTTCCAACTCGTGCCGTCATTCAGTGCGGAAACAATGAATTTCTTGCTGTCTGTCGTGCAGACGAAATAGCCGTCGATGTAAACCACGTATTGCGGGTTTCCGTTGGCGTCGAAATCCCCGTCTGTGATTTCAACCAAGCCACCCGACACGGTGTAAATGTAGCCCGTCCCGCCAGGGACAAGGATCATCAATTGCGTGCCGTTGTCGGCCATGCTGACACGGCCAGTGCCAGAGATATTCCCAAGCAGCGTTGTGCCCCACGTTTCCGTTGTGCCGGATAAGGTGCGGTCAAGGCTATACAGCCACCCGCCTTGAACGAAATACGGTATTTCCGCCATAACGTGCGCGCCACGGTTGGCGTGCTTTGTCCCGCCTGTCGTCGTAAGCTGAGCGAGCCCAGGCGTGCCGAATAAGACCTCAGCCGACAAGCCGCTGTCGATCAACTGGGCATACATATTCGAGCAGTGCTGCGCCGAGATAGGCCGCGACCTGCTTACGTAGAACCCATTTGTGAACGGAAGCGGTGTCTCCGTCATCGAGACGCCATAAAGATAGCGTCGGTCACGGTTAGGTCGTCTGTGTTTTCTTCGTTGGCAATATAAAGCTCGATATAGTCGTTTTGAGCCATTTCAAGGCTAAACGGTAAAGATACTTCATGCCTGTTACTGTGCGATGTGGAATCAACGCACTTTGTAGTCGCATTTACTGAGCCGTTATGCGCGACGTAGAGCGATACGTCGATGCTCCCGCTCCCTGTCGCCCGCAACATCGTTACAGCCGCGTTGATATTGAACCGCGAAGTTTCAGCGCCCGTGTAAGTTAAGCGCCCCGCCGTAGACGCGACAAAGTTTTCCGTCTCTCCGGGCGTCCAGACGCCGGAAGCCAAGACAGGGGATGCAGTCCCGGCGATAGTTGTCGCGGTAGAGTTCCCGTGAATCGTGACGACGCCGAACGGGTTATCGCCGGTCGCAGAAATGGTTACTACATCCCCCGATTTCGTGACGGAAACGCCAGTGCCGCCAGTGAAAGAGGCAAACGTTGGAGAATCTGCCGTCAGGTCATCCACAATCGCAACGTAAGTCCCGTCCTGCGCGAAATTGTTGGCAATCGTGATCCCGTTATCCGGGGAAACGCTGCAAACAATGCCCGCACCATCCTCCAGGCCGCGAATGGTGTAGACCGATCCAGCCGTTTGAAGGACAGCAATGGCCGATCCTGAGCCATCGGCCTCAAGCGTGCCGGTTACACCCAAAGCCGTGAGGAAGTTCGCCTTGGAAATCTTGTAGTTTGTCGAACCCGAGACGAAAGTAAGCGTTGCACCGTCTGGAATAGACGTGAGCGCCGGGAAGTTCGATATCTTGCGGCCTTGTGAGTCGATTGTCATGACGATGAAGCCTCTGCGGTACTATCTTCCAGACTAATAGAGCCTGTGGTTTCGGCCAAAATCTCAGCTTCGTTCGCGCCGTCATAAAACCGGCTGGTGTTGAACGTGTTCGCGTCCTCGTTCCCGCTGCCAATCGGCAAGGTCGAGGGGTAAGACGTGGGGCTGATCGTCTGCCCAATAATCCGCATGACCTGCAAGCCCTGTTGGGCTGCCGTCGCAAGGGCTGGGGAAACGACACCGTTATAATCAGGGGCAACTTCTATCGCCATGTTCGCGATGATGCCGCGCAACGCGCCCGTGGGCACCGTTACTTCGTCACCCAAGTCACTGACAACCGTATAGCCGAGGGTGATGCCCTCGGCGTCCAGTGCCAGCATGTAATTGTTCAGCGCGAAGATAAAGTCTTGGTATTCATCGGCCTCAAGCGGCGCGTCTGCCGCCTGTACGAGAATACGCTTAAGGGCTGCGTTCGCGACTTGTGCGACCGTCGCCATTATTCATCTTTCTTCGGCGGTCTACCTCGGCGCGCAACGTACTCAACTGGGGCAGCGGGAGCGCCGCCATCAACGCCAACTTCGGCACCCTTCGGCTTCCAGCCCAATTCAGCGGCGAGCTTGATAGTCTCTGGTAGCCCGTTCGTCGTGATTTCTTTGCCGCTCGGGCGAACCCACGTAATCTTATCGGCCATGATGCCCTCAATGAAAATAAGAAGAAACGAGGGGAGCCTTTCGACTCCCCCCGCTTATCGCTAGTTGTCGCCGTAGCCTTGACCCGCAAAGAACGGGTTGAGGCACGCATACGCAGGTCGGAAGTCGAAGCGTACAAGCTGCTTGTTCTGCAAGAAGCTCGTTCCCTTCGATACACGGAACTGCAATCCGTCCTCGGTCGTGGCGATGGTGTCGGTCGAATACAGCTTCTTAAGCGGCACCGAACCGATACCAAACGCTTGTGGATGCCAGAACATATTAGGCATGTAAGTCGTGTTCTGAGCGCCCAGGAGGGTGATAACGTCACCGGCCACAACCGCCGAGGCCGTGGTGTTATAAGCACCAGTGGCTTCGTAAATCGCAGGACCGGAGATGGTCAAGCTAGCAGTCGAGCCGCTGACCGTAACAGCCGACTTGACGACACCAGAGAACACAATAGCCGCTCCAGTTTCATCAATGATCTGCTGGCGGGTAGACAGGTTCAGACGGTTGCGCCCAGTAATCCGAACGGGTTGACCCGCCGGAATAACAGAACCATCCGGGAGGCCGTAGACCGAAATGGTCTGCGTCATCGTGTCCTTGGCCGTAACATAGGTCACATCCGGGCTGGCAAGAACCACACCGGAACGATCCGCGCCCGAACCAGTCGTATAGCTGGCGAGCGTGGTGGCCGTCATGACCTTGAAGCCCGCGAAGTTGCGGCTGATAATCGCGCGTTCATGCGCTTCATCAACCAAACGATCCGAACCGCTAGCCAACGAACGCTGGTTAGATGCAAGGCTGCGCTGGGTGAACGGGTTCACCGCATAACACCAGGGCATATCCATCGGAACGCCGGTAGCTTGCAACAAAGCACCAGCACCCGCGATTTCGTCCCAGGTGGAAACACCCGCGCCAACCGAACCATAAACAAGATTGCTGTTCTTCATCATGAAGGCAGCGAAATCAAGTTCCAGGTCGGTCTTAATACGGGTCGCCATCGGAGCAAGAAGCTGGTCAAGCTGATCCATCTTCAGGGCTTCGTCGGCTTCGTTGAAGTCAACGTGAACGCTGAAATAGTCCTGCACCGTACCGGAAGCCTTGCCGGTGATGATGTCGGACGCCGTATTGCTCGAAAGATCACCCGCCGAGGTGCGAACGGATTTATAATCAGTCGGGCGTTTGAAGTCTACGACTGTGCCGGTGGACGGGTCGAACTTACCCGACAAAAGCTGAGTGTTGACGTTCTTGGAGAGGACGCGCTCGCTGTCGAATTTTTCGAGAAAGACGCGCGCAAGTTTTCGCGTGAAGTTTGAGTCAAAGTTGTTAGCCATTAATCACCTATTCAAAGACGGCACCCTTCGGTCCTCGGTCCTTTCTTGGCGATCCACCGCCATCAAGAACATCAGCCGGGGGAGGGGCCTGGGTTCTGGTTTTGACGGCTGCGAGCTTTGGCTTGATCTCGGATGCTATAAAATGGCCCATCTCAATCGGGCTAAGTTCATTCATCCGCTCAAGGGCAACAGGGTTCCGCGCTAAGAACATCGTCATGAGCGGGCCTTGGTCGTCCTTCAGGAGAAACTTCGTCAAATCTTCGGAGATGCCGAAGGTAGACAGAGCGTTGGCCGAGTTCTGCAAGTCAGCCGGGTTGATACCCAGTTTGTCCGCTCGCTCTTTGTACGTGACCGCGCTCTTGTAAAGTTCCGCCTGTTGAGCCTCTACACGCTGGCGCTGGACGCTTTGCTGCTGGGCTTTAACCAGTTCCTGCTTCGCGTCAAATGCCGCCGCCGATTTAATCGCCTCATCCCGCGCCGCGATTTTCTTGTCGTAATCCGCGTCATAAGGATCAGGCAGGGGCGGGACAGATGGCCGGTTCTCCTTCGGAAGCTGGGCCTCAAGCTCACGCAGCTTTGCTTCGGCTGCCTCTGCTTTGCGCTCGGCTTCCCGCGCCTTAAACGTCTTTTCGCCAATTACCTTGTCGAAAACCGCCTGTTGCTCGGGAGTAAACTGTACCTTCTGTTCCGGTGTGGCTTTTTTGCCACTGTCAGGCGCTGATTCTGACGGTTCGGCGGTGTTTGCGTCTACTTCGGTCGAATCTAGTTCCTCGGTTTCGACCTGATCGTTCACATCATCCGCTTGCAGCGTGTCTTTTTCGTCTACCACTGGTGCCCTTTGAGGTTTATAGGCCGCGTCTATGCGCGTGGTATGACGGTGTGCTAAATTCGCAACTATGTCAAACAAAAATGCAACACCACCCCCGAGAATGACTGGTGTTGCTTAATTGTCACATCTTCTGTTGCGAATCTGCCACAAGTGCAGTTTGGGTGGAGAACGTCGCCAAACCCTGCGGGCTGACTATCGTATCAACGCCCATCGCCTCGCGCAACGTCTTGAGCGTTGCCGCGACTTCTTTCATCTGTTCAAGTTGTTGTTTATGAATTTGCGCGAACGCCTTGAAATCAAATTCTTTCTCGCGGAACTCCATATCAGTCGCCAGCTTCAAGTCCTCGCGATCCTCGCGGCGGTCCATCGTCTGCAATTCGCGCGATTTCACCTGAACATTGATAGCAGTCTCTTGCTGCTTGTTCTGGGCGATAGCCGCTTCAGCCTGGGCCTTAAGCGCCTCGGCCTCAGCAAGGATCGTCGCCGGGTCTTTCTTGTTGCCAGCCTGGGCTTGCATCTGCGCCATCTGCGCTTTTTCTTCTTCGGTCTGCTGAGAGGCCGGGATAATGCCAGCCATAAGCAACTGCTGCCGCTTACGCTGTGCGATCAAGTCCATGCCGGGGCTGTCGAGGTTGTTAAACAGAATGTCGGAGCCGCTTTGCAGAATGGTTGGGTCGATTGCCGACATTTCCATAATGGTCTGGACCGTTTCCTGCGTGCGGCTTTGGAAGGCAGGGCCAGCCGAACACGTCACGTCATACTTGCCTTTCGACAGGTCGTTGATAACGACAGGTATTCCGGTCTGGTTATCAATTACGATCTGGTTGACCATCTTCATTTCAACCGAGCCATCAGGGCGCAACATACGCATCATCTTGGCTGTGCTATATACCTTATGCACGCTGTTTACCAAAAGCCGCGCGGTCTGGCGGATGCCTATTTCGACGGCCTTGAAATACTTGATCGTGCCGTTGTCGCCCTTCTGCTGGAGGCTTTTAATCGCCACACCAGACTGGAGACCGGGGTTGTCGCCCATGTTCGCGGCAAACATTCCCGCCGTTTGCCCCATGATCTGACGCATGGCTTCGGAGATGGTGCGAAGGCCGGGATTAACTGCCGCGCCGCCGCTCTGCTGGGGTGCGCCGGGGTTTTCAGGATCAGCGTTAAAGAACTGAACCGGGTCGGAGTTGGTGTTTAGCGACTTAAGCTTGGCTTCATGACCGGACGCTTGCTTAGGCGTCATCCAATA